GCTCCGGTGGGCTTTTTTTGTGGAAGAATCCAATCCTACACGAAGGCAACATCGCGCAGGCGCAGTAGGCGATCAGGCGCGTGCATTGGACTTCACCGACTTGGTGAGCCGCGTATGCAGTTTGCAAGCTGCATATGACAGCGCAGAGATAGCAATTGCGCCGGCTGAGATGATAAAGGGACCGGCCAGCGCAATGACGCTGATTTTTCCACCAGTGATCATGGCGCAGGCCATGGCCGAGAGCCAAAGCGTGCATCCATAGATGATTGAGATCAGAATGTGCATGGCGCGATCCCCGAATCAGTGTCAACTGGTTAGAGAATCGCACCAATGGTCACAAAATCAAGTGCCGGTGCTGCCTAGACCGCCTGTACCGCGCTCGGTGGCGCTCAATTCGTCAACTTCTTCCATTTCTACGTCAAAGATTGGAGCAATCATGGCCTGGGCAATTCGGTCGCCTGGACGCACAAAAAACGGTATGTGCTCAAGGTATTCGTCACGCGCATCACTGACCAATTGCACCATTACCTCGCCGCGGTAATCGCTGTCCACCACGCCTACAGCATTTGACAGTCTGACCTGGTGCTTGAATCCATGACCAGAACGACTGTAAACCAGCATTACAAAGCCTTCTGGTATTTCAAATGATAGCCCGGTGCCGCACGTAATTGGGTGGCCAGGATGTAAGTTTGCGCCAATAAGTTCCATTCCTGCTACCGTTGCAGCGTGTAGGTCAAAGCATGCGGCACCTGGAGTTGCGTACTTTGGTGCAATTGCATTGGAGTGCATTTTTTTGAATTTGAGTATCATTTTTTAGTCCTATCTATTTTTGGGCTTGGTAGTAGTAAATTGTCACGCAGCCAGCGCAATACTTTCTCTGGCTTGTAGGACCGGTTGACGAATTGCTGATTTTCACTGAGCAGCTCGCCCCGTGGAAAGCCCGGTGGCATTTTCTTGCCGCGCGGGGTGGAGAGTGTCACGCCAAGGATGCCAGGCTGCTTCATTGCCTCCAGACATGCGGCTTCCATATCTTTGGGTGTCATTTCTTGCGGGCTTCCAGCATGGCATCGGCGTCGGCGTAGGACTGCTCTGTTAACTCTGTGAGCGTCCAGTCGTTGTACTTTGCAAGGCGCGTCTGAAATGCGCGGATGGCGAAGTAATCGCGCAGGGTCATGCCACTCTGTAAACGGAGCGCCTCGGCTTCGTTTTTCGGACCTTTGACTGCGAATGGGTCCGCGATTGGAAACGCTGGTCCACTGGTATCTCGCTCGTTCATGACGCCTCCAATGCTATGGTGACGCCTTCAACCGGTGGCGCATCGGGCTCAATCTTCTTGAGCCATTCGACAGGGAAGTCTGCCCATCCGGTTTTCACATACTGGCCAGCATCACCAAGCTGGACAACGCCTTTGCCAGTGCATCGAACCACTGGACCGAACTGTGTATGGTCCATTCCAAACGCTCCAACAATTCGATGACCTACCGTTACGCGTAGTCCAAGGTTTGGGCTCTGGTTACGACCAAGCCCTCCAACTACTTCACAAATGTCGCCAGCTTTTATGGGCTCTTTCATGCTGCCTCGACTTCCCCGCCAAGCACGGCGAACATAGCAGGAAGTAGGCGGACCATCTCACCGGTAAAGATTGCCACATCGGCATCGAAGCTATCCGCAGCATTTTCATTTTCTGAATTTGCGAATACCAAATCCAAAAGCTGTATTTTCTTGATCTGCAAGCCTTCAGTCAGAACAAACGAAACACGGCTATCAAAAGTCATCGCCAGCTTGGTTGGCATTTTGCCTTGCATCATGTGCTTGGCCACTTCGTCGATGTCCAGTGGGTGGCGGCCATACTTCACCACTGCCTTGCTTTCATCGCAGGCCTTGAGCTCGCATTCGCGGTCGATGCTGAAGCTGTCGGGCGCTTCCTTGTCAACCAGCCAATGGGCCATGCCGGCAGCCGGTGACAGCACGGTGTTGATCAACTGCAATTCAAGGCCGTTGAATGTCTTGAGCAGCATGGTGATGGCGTCATCGGCCTTGCCTTGGCTGGAGGCGTCAATCACGATGCGCTTGTCGCGCGGGTCAATCCAGATCATGGTGGCGGACTGCTTTGCAAAGGCGTGTGGCAGAAGCGCTGTGAGGGAATCTTCCTTCAGATCGCGACGCTCCTTTTTGCCAGGCTTGCGACCTGTCATTGCTTCAATGTCATTGCAGGCCTTGTCCACATGGCGTTTTACCACCGCAGCGGGCACCGCCTTGGTTTCGGTCATCAGCTTCATGATGTACTGGCCGCCAACGGATTCCAGCAGGGCACCATGCTCATCTCCGCGTGGCGGCACCCAGCCCATTGACTTCTCCTGAGTGGCCCCGCAGGGCTCAAACACAATGGAGTTGAGAGCTACAGTCCCAATGAGCAGTGAATCTGGTATTTTGGTGATGCGGTAAAAAAATGCGTTCTTGAACATGGAATTGTCTTTCTGAGTTGAAGGGTTAGGCAGCGGCCTGCACTTCACCACCGCCAAGGGCGTCGATGGCATTGACAGTGGCGTCGATCAAGTCGTTGTCGAACTGCACCAGCGTTTCGGTATTCGCACCAGCCATGGCAGCATCAAAATGACCATCGCGCACGGCGTTTGCTGCTTCCAAAAGCCGGGCAGAAAATGATATTTCTCCGCAGAGAGCCACCTTGCCGGCCAGCGCTGCGAATTGGTCCGCAGTTGCAATAGCAAACTGGCGAATACTCCAATCGGTTGCATGCTCTTTGTCGGCAAACTGAATTGCAAGCTCGGCTGCTACAGTTTCGATAGCTGCTGGCGCAATCTCCACAATGGTTTCAGCCGTATTTTGCTCTGAAACTGGCTCGCTCATTTCAACCACTGGCACTACCTTGGCGACTTCCATTGCTGCACGGGCTTCAGCCAATGCTGCACGCTCACGGGCCATTGCGTCGCGCTCGGCCTGCATGGCTGCACGCTCAATTGCCAATTCCTCGGCGGCAACGCGCTGGGCCTCAGCGATGCGCGCACGCTCAATCTCAACTGCCGCGGCTGCATCTTCCTGCACCTTGACGCGCTCATACAAGCTGCGCAGTTCGCCCATGACTTCGTGGCGCGCAGTGGCGCACTCGGCAGTAAACTCTGCAAAGGCTGCTTCGCTGGGTTCAAAATCAGTAATGGCCTGCAACTCGGCCAGAATTACATCGGACGATTCACCGGCCAGCGCCAAAGGCAAGCTGCGCAAGCCCTTGATCTTTTCAGTGATTGCAGAAACACGGGCGCGCTCAAGTGCGGCCTGTGCCTCTTTTTCTGCTTCAATGCGGTCTTCTTCGATTTTGATTTGAAACGCAATAGGGTCTTCGATGGCTTTGATTGCAGCAGTGATTGCCTTGGCTTCGGCGTCAATCGCTTGGGTGCGCTTCAATGCTGGCGCTTTGATCTCAACCCGCAGCGCTTCAAGGCCGGTGCGCAGCTTGGTCAAACGTCGCTTCACGTCCTTGGCATCGCTCATGCCTTCTTTGGTGTCCACCTGGAAGATAACGCCAGCATAGCGGTCGCGCAGTTCTTGAAGCGCGGCTGCAACCGGGTTGTACTCGGTAACGATGGTGACTTGCTCTGTACTCATTGTGATTTTCCTTGGTTAAAAATTGTTTGAGATTTAATTCTATCCGAATTATTCAAGCAGCGCGCGTAGATCGTCTCGTATTTTTTCAAGCGTTGCTTTTGCTTCGGGTTTTGCCGACTTGGAAGACAGCACATCCAGCGCACCAGCAGCGCGTTTGATGGTTGCTTTCCAGCCTGGGCGCTTGTTGATGGCGCACTCTTCCTCGTAGGCCAGTACATCAGCCTCACGATAGAAGCCTGAGCGCTCACCAGTCTTGATATAGGCTGGGCCTTTGCCTTCATTGCGCCAGTTTAGAAGCGTGCGTGGGGTTAGCCCCCACATCTTGGCTAGTTCTGATTCGGTGATGCGGGTCATGCTGCACCGCCTTTCAATTTGACCAAGTATTCACTGGATTTGCTGTATGAATCGAACTGAATGGATGCAGTCGTTATGGCAGGAGCGGTCATAAAAGCACACTCATTCATAATTACGCATTGTCCTTTTATGGTCACTGGAGAGCGAGTAATCTCCGTAACCATCCGGCTTGTATCAAAACGGGATTGCAAAATGCTTCCGCCTTCTGGAGCGTAGAAATTTGCAAAACCTAGAACTTCCAAATTTTTTACCGTGGACTCTTGGCCCATGATGAAAATGGCGGGTTTGTTGATTGTTTCGTTGGCAAACAATTTGAAATCTGGCACTCGGACGATCACAAAATCACCCTTATCCTCGATCCACTCATGGCTCTGAGCTATTTCGATTAGTGGCTCTGAATAGCGCACAATGCCTATGCTTCCGAGGATTGCAGCCCCTATCTTTAGAAATCCGCGCCGAGTTTCATTGCCTATCATGCTGCACCCACTTCCACCATCGCCCACCCGCGCCCGTCACTATCCTTCGGCCCGGCGTCGCTGGGCTCGTGGACGGGCAGTGGAGCAGCCTTCGCGCGGCGCTCCATTTCGCGCCAGGTCAGCATGGGTTTGACCCATTTGGGGAACGGGGCATCGTTGTCGCGCATGGGCATGATGACGCCGACAAAGTTCGGCGTGGCTGATGTCGTGAACACTATGCCCGAGTGTGGCGCCTCTTGGCGCACGGTAATGCTCTTGGACTTGTCGCCGATGCCGATGCCGATGGCGTTGTCCATCATGGCGATGTACTTGGGGTTGAGTGCTGAGTGCAGTCTGGGCGGGCCGTCAATGACGCTGACGACGCTGGCCAAGTCCAGGAACTTGCCTGCTGGCACCTCCCAGTCACCTGGCTGGGGCTGGACGTACAGCTCCATGTCTTTGAGACCGCCCTTCACCTTCTGCCCGAGCACGGCCAGCCGGTTGTCGATAATGGTCAGGCGCTTGATGTCAGACCCACGGCACGCGGCCTGGAGCTTCGCGCCAATGCGCAGGATGGCTGGGCGCTCGATCTCGCCGGTTTCGTCCAGCCATACGCCCATGGCGTGGCCGTTGGTGGCGACGATCACGGCACCGCCTTGGGGGCGTGGTTCGACGTAGACGCCGTTGAGGTAGTAGCGGATGTCGTTGGAGGCTTTGAACTGGGCGACCGCTGCGACCAGTCTGGCTTGTAGGTTGAGTTTCATGCCGCACCTACTTCCTGCGCTTGGCCACCAATGATGTCAGCCAACCGGGACGACTTACCCGGCACGGTGGTAGAGCGCTTCTCCAGCGCAGCCTTTCGACCATTCACGGCATCCTTCAGGGCGATGTAGTCATTCTCTGACGTGTCGCGCAGGAATGATCCGTGGGTGTCCCAGATTGATTGCAGGGTCATTAAGTCGGGCGCGCGCGCGGCGTCGGCAATCAGCTTGTCGATGGCGTGCTCTTCAGCGCCTTGGCCATCATCGTCGGTCTGGTCATGGGTAGCCAGTCCGCAGGCCAGCAGGAGCGTATAGCGCTGCAAATAGCTTATCGCTGAACCGACCGCCTGGATGCTGTTCTTCTTGCCGCTGTCATCCTTTGCGCTGTCCAGCGTGGTGCGCGTGCTGTGCCCCAGCTTGTGGGTGATGATGCAGGTGACGTGGATCTTGCCGTCGCGCTGTTCGGGTTCCCATGCGTGGCTGAATCCGTGCGCCGCCAGCCCCTCGATGACGGCATTGGTCACGTTACCCAGCGTTGCATGCTTGTACCCGGTGAAGGTGCCGTCGCGGTTCTCGTAGCCCACCAGCTTGTCCTTGACGATCTTGGGCGGGTTGCGCTTGAACTCTGCCATGTCGGCTACGAAGGCTTTGCGCGCCTCGTTAGCCTCCCACTTCATTTGCAGGTCCAGCAGCTTCTCGATCTGGGCCATGTCTGCGCCCTTCTCCATGGCGTAGACCAGAACGGACGCTGGGTTAGTAGGGGTAGTGGCCAGCGCAGAGCGTACTAGCTGTGCTTCGATGATGTCGGTGTTCATGGTGTCCTCAGTCGTCAATGTGGTGAATGGAGAGCACCAGGTAGGTGCCGGATGGGTTTGCCTCGGAAAGCAAGTCGCGGTCCTGCTCGGCGCGACGCTCGCTCAGGTAGCTGCGTATTGCTCGCTTGATGGTTGACCGGAAAGTTGGGCCTGCGCTGGCAGGCATGTCTTCCATTTCAGCCAGCAGGAAGTTTGTGTCGTTGGCCATCACGCAACCCTCACGTTACGAAACGGTGGCATGGTCGCTTCAATGTCAGCGCCAGCAATCGGTGTGAGTGTTACTGTCAACTTCTCGTATGCATCGCGGTGGTAGCAGCGGAACGATGCTTTGTTGGTTCCTGCGCTGATCTTGCCGCCATCGTAGGCAACAGACTTGGCAGCCTGCACAATCGTCAGGATCTCGGCCTTGGCTGCATCCTTCAGTTCTTTGGCGGCCTTCTCGTCAGCGCCAGCCTTTTTGTAATCCTTACACAGAGCAGCCAGGCGGGTGTTGTCGGACATATCGACACTGGTGCCGTCATTCTCGCGGTACACCTTGGCAATGGTCCCACCATCCTTGGTGAAGTCGGGCTCGGGCGGTGCCATGGCGTTGACGCGCTGCCAAAACTCAGTGGCCTTGGTGCGGATTGCATTGCCAAAATCAGCATCACGCATGCGAATGATGGGGTGAGGCGTATTTCCACCAACAAGCGGCGAAAGGATTGACCAGTTCAGGTCGGCAATCTCCATTTGCCACTGCACCTGCGCCTCGATATGCACAGGGGCTTCAATATGGTCTCCATCTGCCGCCCAGCCGCGCTTGAACTGCAGACCATCAACATTTTTTATTTCAAGCAGGCCTTTGCCATGCTTGAGAAACATCTGGCGCGCTTCGTTGTCGCCGTCGAAGTCTTCGGTAATTCCGGTTATGATGAAGTCGAACGATGAACCAATGCGGAACTCGGGCATGGTGACGAACACCTTGTAGGGCTCAACAATTAGGCCCAGGTCTTCGGCCACGCCATAAGCGATTGGAGCTTCGAGGCGATTACCCCAACGGGTGCGCTCGTTACCTTCAAACTCATCGGGCTGGATAACACCGGCCTTCAGGTTGAACAGCTCGTAGGGTGTCTTGACGTAGACGCCAACGCCGAACAGGGCAGCCGCTTCAGTGCTGGTGATAACCGTCTTGCGATCTGCAAGCCATGCCGCTTCGGTAGCGTGCGTGGTGATCTCTCGTTTGAATGTCATTGTGTTTTCTCCTTGGCTGGCAAAAGCGCCAGTGGTGATATTATTACACCGTTGGTTCGCATTTGCAACCACCACAAGCAAATAAATGTCGCTATTTCGCTTTTGGTTAATCAGTGGCGTGAAATTAAAACCGGACTTGCCCATGCCAGCGAGACATTCTCCCGGTGGTGCAGGCCGAACAGGTTAAAGCTACCATCTTGGTATCCCCTGCGAACCGCAGCGACCGCCATAGGGCCATCCTTGACCTGAACCAGACACAGCCGACCAAGCGCAGAAGGCGGTACGCCGTCAGGCTTTGCGCAGAACATGACAGTGGCATCAAGCCAGCCCATGGCCGTGTCAGCGGTGCCGAACTGAACCGCAATGCCGTCTTCCGGCACTCCTGCTGGGGCTGTTGTTCTATCTACCGAGCCTGGTTCGCTAAGAGTGACAGTGCCATCCCCACCAACCCGGCCTATGACGGTGACGCGCATATCTCCAGCGGTGGGGGCGCTCAGGCCCATGGCTTGAATGATGCGGGAAAGCGGTACGCCGAAGATGCTGGATAGCTGCACCGACTCATCAAGCTGCAGCCGCCTATCCCCGCTGAATGTAAGGCTCAATTGCGAATGGCCGAGATTCATACGCCTGGCCAGCGCGCGCAACGACAACCCCTTGTCGCGCATCAAGGCCTCAAAAAAACGCCTATCGACTTCCATTGATACCACCTGAGACTGATTTGGGTACAAGGTGGCACCAATAAATTGAAAATTCAACAGGACTATCTATCCATGCTGGTAATATTCTGATACCATTGGAATTGTTTTCAAACCACTTGATTCGAGGAACCATGAACGAACACGAAATTACAGGAGCAAAGGCGAGGGAGCTACGCATCGAGCGCGGCATGACCCAAACAGAATTTTGGGTGCCCGTCGGTGTGCAGCAATCAGTTGGGGCTCGCTATGAAAAAAGCAGCATGAAGATACCGCAGCCCACGCGCATCCTGATTGAGAGCACCTACATGGGTGGCCAAAAGCCAGTCCATGCACCAAGAGCAAAGGCACTGACTCGCGCCCACCAGGCGCTGGACAAGGCCCAAGCACAAATCAATGACGCGCGTTTGGCGCTGGCAGCAATTTAAGGAATAACCATGGCATCAGTAAATAAAGTCATCCTCGTCGGCAATTGTGGCCGCGACCCAGAAATGCGCTACCTGCCTTCAGGCATGGCGGCATGCGAGATCAGCATTGCCACCTCAAGCAAGCGCAAGGACAAAAACACGGGCGAAACTATCGAGGAAACTCAGTGGCACCGCGTCAAATTCTTCGACAAGCTGGCCGAAATCGTTGGTGAGTACGTCATCAAGGGGTCATCGGTCTACATTGAAGGCCGCCTGAAATATGGCAAATACACCGATCAGGCCGGTGTAGAGAAAAACACGACCGACATCATTGCCGATTCAATGCAGTTGCTTGGTGGTCGCCAAGATTCTGGCCAGCAAGCCCCAGCCCAGCGCCCTGCACAGCAGCCTCAACAGCGCCAAGCACCACAACAGCGCCCAGCGCCTCAGCAACGACAGCAGCCTCCAGCACGTCAAGCGCCACCACAGAACAACGGCGGGTTTGACGATATGGATTCAGACATTCCTTGGTGACAATGAATGAACTGGCAAGCCGAACATGCTGAAGCACGCGCACTCAACCTCATACCAATTGCATTCGCCAATGGCGACAAAGCATTGCAGCGTGGCTGGTGGCCGTATGTTTCAGCAGAACTCGACAAGCTGGAGAAGGTTGCACCAGGCATCAAAGCCAGATTCATTGAAAAACTAAAAACAATGCCATGAAACCCGTCACAGTGGAACTTTTTAACCGCCAGCAGGCTCACGCCATCTTAAAGAGCACGGTGTACCCATACCTTGCGCAACACCTTCAAGACGGCACACGGCTTGTGATGACGGTCGGGCCACGCAAGCGCACCAAGCCCCAGAACCGCCGGTATTGGAGTCGTGGCGTGCTGGCGCAGATTGCAGAGCAGGCAACCGTAGGCGGAAAGCTGTTCAGCGCTGAAGTTTGGCATGAGCTTGCAAAGCGAAAGTTCGTAGGCTTCGACGAGCTTCCCAATGGCGAGATCATCGGCAAGAGCACGACCGGACTATCAACTGCAGAGTTTTGCGACTTCTGCACGCAGGTAGAAGCATGGGCCGCCAGCGAGTTAGGCGTGACGTTTTACGACCTGGAGCCAAACCAGTGAAGCGCAGCGCCATGAAACCTGGCACCAAACCCATGAGCAGGGGCAAAGGCATCAAAGCTAAAACCCCGCGCAATGCAGCCAACGCTGCGGAGAAGCGCTACATGGGCGCGGTGGCCGAGCTTGGCTGCGCAGTATGCCGCCACCTTGGCTACGGCATTACCCCGGCAATCGTTCACCACCAGCGCACCGGAACCGGAAAGATGCGCGCGAGCCACTATCGGACAGTCCCCTTATGCCCCCACCACCATCAAGGCAGTGGCGAGGGTGTTCACGACATGGGCCGCGAGCAGTTCGCGGAGATGCACGGAATTTCAGAAGTTGAGTTAGTAGAACAGACCAGAGCAATACTGGCCCATTTAATCCAAGGAGTTTGCAATGACTGATTTTCAAGACGCCGAGCGCAGGCGTGATGCCGGCATGACACGATCAACCGACCATGCTGACCGCGAGCGCCCAAACTGGTCCCTACAGGCTGCGCATGCGCTGTACTCCTACTGCCAAGAGCATAAGGGTGAACAGTTCTTGTGCGAGAGCGTGCGCGCATGGTCAGAGGCCAAGATGCTGGTATCTGAGCCTCCAACATCAAAGGCATGGGGGTCTATCTTCAAAGAAGCCGCCAAAGCCGGTACCGTGCGCAAGATTGGCTATGCTCCATCCAAGTCCAGCAACCTGAGTCCAAAAACTCTTTGGAAAGCAGCATGAGCAAGCAATATGCAGCCTTTCAACTACTAAAGAATGGGCCACTCAAACTCTCTGAATTTGTGAAAGTAACAGGCTGGCCCTACAAGACAGCTTGCAAGGTTTTAACAAAACTCTGTGAAAACGGCCAAGTGTATAGGCCAAAACATGGAACATATGAAAGCAACCCATTATGGAATACGACCCAAGCGGACTTGAAGCCCAGGCGCCAGGCGCGAAACTTGACGGCGGAAAAATACGTCCGTGGCTCTGTATCGCAGGCTTCGCCAATGCACTGGAAGCTGTAGCCGATGTGACCACCAAGGGTGCAGCCAAATACTCGCCCAACGGCTGGTCGCAGGTTGAAAATGGAGCAGACCGCTACATGGAAGCCTTTGGCCGCCACATGCTGGCGCTGGGACAAGGTGAAGAGATCGACGCCGACACGGGAGCGCTTCACAAGGCGCAGATGGCATGGAACATCTTGGCATCGCTAGAGCTAGAACTGCGCGGGAAGAAAGCATCATGAGGCTCAAGTGCGCTTTATGTGGCAAGCCCACCGCACCATTCGCCTTCATCGGCGCAATGGCAGTAGGTCCAAAATGCGCGCTCAAGGCTGGAATTACGCCAGCCAAGACGAGAAAGGGTGCTGCCATCCGTTTTGCCAAGTCGGTGAAGCGTGAGCGCGGGCCACAAACCATCGACCTATTCAGCCAACTGGAAGACCATGATTTATAGCGGCATACCAAAACCACGACGCGCAGAGCCTGAATTCCACATGCAGGCCGCCTTAGTATCGTGGGCGCGAAATCCTGCCGTGCAGTCAAGGTACCCAGGCATCAACCTGCTAGAAGGGAGTTTGAACGGCGTGAAGCTGACAGCCGCCCAGGCAGGCAAGGCAAAGGCCGCGGGGATGATAAAAGGGGCTCACGACCTACGCCTACCAGTACCGCGCGGCGGGTTCACTGGCCTGTCAATCGAACTGAAGGCCGGGAAGAACAAGCCAACGCCCGAGCAGCTTGCCTACGGCGAGGCGCTTATCGAACAAGGCTGGAAAGTCCTGTATGTCTGGGACAACTGGGAAGAAGTGAAAGACGAGATCGAGCGATACATGAAGCTGTCTGCGATGCCTTTGCGCGTCGTGGGTGGTTAGATTTCAGCACCATCGGTGTGAAATGATGTAGAATTCACGTAGAGGCGGCTTCGCACTTTCACGGACTAGGTGAAACACAGTGCAAAGCCTCCACGGCCTAACGCCAGTATTGCCATGCTAGTCCCATGGTGGTACTGGCGTTTTTCTTTGGAGCAACCATGCAAATAGCCAAACTTGGCAAATCACAAACCATGTCGAGCCGCGAGATCGCGGAATTTACAAAAAAAGAGCATGGGCACGTAAAGCGAGACATTGAAAACATGCTCGCACAGCTTGGTGAGGATGCATCCAATTTTGGATCCACCTACCGCGATGCTATAGGTCGCCGACAAATCGAGTATGTGCTGAATAAAGACCTGACCCTTACACTGGTTTCTGGGTACTCTGCACCAATGCGCTTTGCAATTATCAAGCGCTGGCAAGAGCTTGAAGCCGCACAAGCACCAAAACTACCCCAGACATACGCCCAAGCGCTTCGCCTGGCCGCCGAGCAAGCGGAACAGATCGAAGCGCAGCAACTCCAGCTTGAGGCGCAAAAGCCCGCCGTAGAGTTCCTGGACCGATATGTCGAAGCCAAGAGCGCCAAAGGCATCCGCGAAGTGGCAAAGGTGCTGGGCATAAAAGAGCGCCAATTCATTGAGATGCTGGAGTCCCATGGCGTGATGTTCCGTCAAGGTGGAAACCTTCTTCCTATGGCACAGTATCAGCACTCCGGCTACTTCGAGGTCAAGACCGGAGAGTCCAATGGGCACGCATACCTGCAAACCAGATTTACGCCAGAAGGCGTTGCGTGGATCGCCACGAAGATCACGAAGATGGCAGGGAAGAAGGTGGACGCATGAAATTGATTGCAAAAAACTGGGATGAGTTCCAGCACTACAAAGACCGATCACCGGCTTGGATCAAGTTGCACCGCCATCTCCTGGACAACTACGAATACCAGTCGTTGCCAGTTGCTAGCAGAGCGCTAGCACCGATGCTCTGGCTGATAGCAAGTGAATCAGCAGACGGATCAATCGACGCGCAGCCTGCAAAATTGGCTTTCCGACTGCGCATGACCGTAAGCGAAGTGACGGAAGCGCTAACACCATTGATTTCAAACGGTTTTTTCATATGCGCAGATGGTTTGGAGCAACTTGCTAGCGAGCCGCTAGCGCCATGCTTGCCTAGAGAAGAGAAGAGAGAGAGTAGAGAAGAGGAAGAGAAAGAGAAAGAGGAGAAGCCCGTGCGCAAGCGCAACGAGCCTACCCCACCGGTTGAAAAACCTAATGGTGTTGATGATCAAGTCTGGGCTGACTGGATCAGTCTGCGGAAAAAGAAAAAGGCGGATGTCTCGCAAACCGTCCTGCAATCTGCATGCGGAGAGGCCGCAAAGCTAGGCTGGACACTGAACGACTTTCTCAAGGAGTGGTGTTTGCGTGGAAGCCAAGGCCTGAAGGCGGAATGGGTCCAAAACTCTGCAGGCCGCACCGGAACGCCAAACGGACGACCAAAGACTTTTCACGACATCTCCCAAATGGACTACACGAAGGGGGTGCGTGAAGATGGAAGTTTCTGACAAAACCGCACAAGCGACATGCGCAAAGCATGGACCCTACGAGCGCCGGACTATCGAGGTGCTGGGCCGGAAGATCACACGGGGCTGCCCACAATGCTCAAAAGAGCACGCAGACGCCGAAGCTGCCCGAGACTTGGCCATGAACCGCGAGCGCGAAGATTCACGCATCCGGGCTATCTTTGAGCGCAGCGCAATACCTCCAAGGTTTCAGACCCGCACGTTTGCGAACTACGTGGCCGACACCCAAGAAAAGGAAAAGGCACTGCGCACGACGAAGCGCTACGCGGACAACTGGCCGGCCATGCTCGAATCCGGCACCTGCCTGGTGTTCGTTGGCAAGCCGGGAACGGGAAAGACCCACTTGGCCTGCGCCATAGCCAACCAAGTCATGGAGTCTGGTAGCTCTGCATTCTTCGTGACCGTCAGCGACGCCATGCGGGGCATCAAGGCCACCTACGACAAAGGCGCTGGGGTAAGTGAGGCCGACGCCATAAAAGCGCTGGTAGACCCTAAGCTGCTGATCCTGGACGAAGTTGGCGCGGATCTGGGGACCGACCACAATAAGGTGCTGCTGTTCGACATCATCAACAAGCGTTACGAGCATGTTCGCCCGACGATCATCCTGACGAACTTGGACCAGACCACGCTGACCACCTACTTCGGTGAGCGGATATTGGACCGGCTGCGCGAGGGTGGGGGCAAGCTGGTGCAGTTCACATGGGCCAGCCATAGGGCATAGGGTTTCTCATTAGTATATTTTTGGAATTAACGCACCAACGCTGAATTATTCGTATAGAATAAACACCAATGGCGCATCACATAACAGAAATGCGATGCTGCAGACCTTGGGGTGAAGCCCAAGACTCGCCGGGTGTCTTAGCTCTTCTGCGGCCCGTCAGCAAACTTGAGAATGCAAAGACTGTGTTGAGAACAAACCAAGGAGTGACATGCAAGCAAACCTAAAACACGCAGCGAGAAACTGCGAAACTATCACAATCGGCGGTGGCGAGTTTGGTCCTGAAGAGTTGAAGCGTGCTGCGGACATGCTCGATGCAAATTCCGATCTGGTAAACGCCCTTAAATCTTTTCTCCGAGCCCCAAGTGTCGGCAGCAATGGCCCAGGGTCCACAACTATCGTAGTGCAGGACTTCAACCTGAAAGCAGCCCGCGACGCAATTGCCAAGGCTGAAGGCGGTGCAGCATGAGCGCAACAAAGACTCTCGAATGGTCCGAGCTTTGGACTGCCATGGATGCAAAGCCGCAAAGCTGGATTGCCACAACCAAGGATATGTTCTGGCAAATGCTGGAGGCAGTCCCACCGCGCGCCGATACGGGCAGCCGCTTCCTGGTTGGTGAGCCCCAGCGCCATAACGAGCAGGGCAAGGCCGTCTACGCATGCTTCCGCGAGGTAGCTGGTCACTTTTACGCCCGCTACCTGACAATGGATCAGTTCTTTGGCAAAGAGGGTTCATCCGAAGTCGTCGAGGAATACGAGCACCAAACCATGGCCGAGCAATTGAAGGACGAGTACCGCACTGGCCTTGATCGCGTAGAGACAATGGACGACGAAGCATGAAAAAAGCCAAGCGCGTGCTGACCTACTCCATGATGGATGAGTTGACAGCCAGCCCAACAGAGCCAACGCCAAAAGAGAAGCGCCTGCTTCAGCTTTCAAGGATGTGGCAGGGGTTGGCCAGCATGGAAACTGCAGACACGCCAACAACCCACGATTGGAGTGTTTGCAGCGATGCAGTTAACCTGTTCGAGGCGCTGGTAAAAATGGGACAAATACGACTGTGCGACGGTAGCGTTGCCGAAGTGCAAGACAGCCGCGGTTTGATAATGGATGCAATCACCGCGCTGGCCATGGCTGGACGGCGTAACATGGCAGGCGGAAACATTCGCCTCGACGCATCTGGAATTCAAGCTGTGCGCTCCGTCCTTGAGGACTATGCAGACATTCTTGAAGAGATCCCGCACCGGACAATGATTAGGTGCCACCGCATCACCGAGCGAAGGCTGCACGAAATCTTGGACGGAAAACCACAACATCACGACATAAAAATATCATGAAACAATCAAACACTTTGACCATAGCGCAGCGCAAGATGATGCAATCTAGCACCTACACACCACGGGCTAAGGAAGAGAACGAAGCGCTGCCCATCACATTCACACAAAGCGAGCTGAATGAGATCCCAAAAATGGAGCCCGTTCGCCATGGTGCAAGCGACCACATGAAGATCGGGCGCGTTGGAGTATTCTGCTAAGAACACGCTATGAACAACTACAAGCGCTATTTTCGTGAGCTTCTTGAAGCCATTGGCATTGCATGCCTGTTCGCTTCGCCGTTCATTGTTTATTTCATGGACATGAAGCCATGATTGAAGACACCAACCAACCATACAGCCTGATCGACCAGATCCTTGGCATGGCCATGGATTTACTGGCAGCCATTGGATTGATGGCCACGACCGCATTGTTCGGCCTGTATTACGGTGGATTTTTCCACTGGGCGGCAAAGAGCTTTCCAGATAACGCGATTTTGCAATTCTTTTTTGGAGCGTGAGACATGACCAAGCTACCCGAACCATTCAAAAAATCTGGGCAGCAGATAGGCCCAGACGGAAACAACCAGGTGTTTTTTGATGCCTACACAGCAGAGCAAATGCTCCAGTTCCGGCGCGATGTGTTGGAAGAGGCAGCTATTGAAGTAAAAACAGAAGCAGATTACAGCGGATCGAACCGCCAAGCTGTTTTGACGTGGGCAGTAAATCTGATCCGCAAACTCAAGGACGAGACATGAACCAACTTCAAACAGTTTTGGATGCGCTGCTTAATGACCTTTGCTACCTTCAAATAGCTGATGCTCACGACAAGTCATTAAAAATAAACAAAGAAGCCATCGCCATCATCAAGCAGATGATGCAGGTCGAGCCTGTGGCGTATGAGTTCAGAACGTGTCCCGAGCGGGTTACTGAAAGCAATGCATGGACGCCTTGCAGTAAAAAGCAGCACGAAATGTATATCCGCACTCCAATGTTTGAAAATTGGGTTTACGAAACCCGTGCATTGTTCGCAGCACCGCAAGCAGTGCCAGCACACCTCGAAGAACAGCCAGACGGCTCAGTGGTTGATACGCGCAGTGAGCCGCAAGCAGTGCCGGAATATGTGCAACGCGTGGTGATACCGTTTGAATCCAGCCTACCGTATGAAAGAAATACAGCATGACCCACACAGTCGACACACTAATGGTCCTAGCTGACGCTTACGGACAAAGCATTGCACTAGGAGAATACGCAGCACGGGAAAACCTCCACGCAGCACTGACGGAAGCACTAGCACCAAAGAGTCATAACACCAACAGTTTGCGACAAGATGATGGGCGATGCGGTTTGTGTGGTGGCGATTGGTCTGTGTGTGGCTGTCAAGGAATGGTCAACCGCAAGTCATTACCACAGGCCGCGCTGCCAGTACCGCCACACGAGTGCAAGACCGACGCTGAAAAGCTGGCATACGCCGCCGGATGGTGGAAGGCGTTAGAGGCTAACAGGGCGCAGCCAGTACGGGTGCCTTTGACTGATGAGCAGATTGAGCAGGGTCGCAAAGATATTTCCAGCACAGGTAACCCCTATTGCCCACGCGATAGCAAGACTATGCAAGTGGCAGTTCGATGGGCAGAAGGAAAACTCGCCGCCACTGCCATTGCTGACGATGTGAAGCGTGATGCACTTCGGTATCGGTGGCTGCGTGATAACTCAGCCTCAATAAGCTGGAATCCATCACGATACAACTCAGATATAGTCAGTGGTTTTGCACACGCCGGAACTGGTTACCTAGGTTTCAGCTTTGAGGATGCAATCAAAGAAGCTATGAAAGGTGCAGCATGAGTTACACAGCAACCCCCACAGTATTCGAGATTCACGACGACGAAACGAATGAGTTTGTTGCCCGTGTAAGCATGTTTGATGAAGGTGGTGCAACGATTGAGCTAAAAAGCTGCTTTGATCGAACCACGTTCGATGCAATCGTACCAAGTTTGCAATATGCGCTATCTGCCATGAATTTGGATGGTGACAAGTGACCCGCCCAGACAGTCCTTGCATTGCAGTATGCGACACGCTCTATGCGCCAACCCACTGCTCAGGATGTGGCCGCACCATCCAGGAGGTAGCCAACTGGGTAATCCTCAGTGAAGCCGAGAAAGACGCGGTGTGGCAACGCATCGAGACAGAAGGCACCGCCAAGCGGTTCACCACCTACAAGGAGCGAGCATGAAGTTAAGCGTCTACAGGCTTTGCGCCACTATGATTGACTGGTGGCATAATTTTGGGCGCTGGTGCGATAAGTACCTGGTAGCCAACAAAGAGTTCCAGTAGGTTTAATTCCTGCTACAATTCAGCGTAGGCCTGATTTTGATGGGCCATCACGCATGCGGATTTACCGACAACACGCGATACCACGGGGTCAACCGTGTTGATGTTGTATAGAAATCCGCAGCCGTGATGGTGCGAAGTACAAGGACCATCACG